GGGCCATATAAACATGTTGTCGGTACTGGTGAGCGGGGTACCGCCGTTCATTATAGGGTTATCGCCCCAGTATTCTAAGAACGTCTCGACGTACACGCGTTGAATGAAATCATCGCGCAATCCTGTGCTGAAATAAGGGAAGAAACTCTCGCTAGACTTAGGGTCGTAGAACACGTTTGGTTGATTCGTACCCTTGTTCACAGCCGGACATCCAAATTCAGTAAACCATATCGGCTTGCTGTTAGGAACCCACGCGGTGGGGCTGGCATCTTCCACGCCGCCCGGACGATTATAATGCTGATTGGCCATCCAATTGCGATAATCTTTACGACGATAGACCCAAGGCTTACCATAGGTACCGTCGGTTATTGGTGTGCGTGTTTGTGATTCTCGATCAGCCTGAGATGCGTAAAAATAATCGTAATATTCACCACCTTCGATCTGGCTCTTCAGGTAATCAACGTCAAATTCCGTAACAGGTCCGTTGACTGCATCGTAGTCTAAATGTCCACCACCATCGCGCCAATCAGACATCGGCAAGTAGTTGTCGATACCAACAAAATCTACATTTGCATTAGACCAGAAAGGGTCGAGATGGAACCACAAGCCGTCACTAACATCGTGAACAAACTCGGACCAATCTGCCGCATAACTTATTTTTGCCGATGGTAGTATTCCTGCAACAGTACCAGCCAACGTAACAAGATGGCTGACGAATGGATACACACCTGCGCTACTACGAGAGAACGTTAATTCTCGTAATTCAGTACCCACAATAAAGGCATCTACCCCTCCGGCTGAGGCACATATATTCGCACAGTGCGTTACAAAAGCGTTGTAACCTTCCGCACCGTTGAAGAAATTGTTTATTTGTGTCGTAACAGCCGCCGTCTTGTCTACCGCACCTGCGTAGCCGGGAGCCGGGCTACATGTAATACGCCCCCGCCAAGGGAATACGTCCTGACCTGCCGTAGCCGCATTGTCACTGTAGGGATTTGGTAGCGTATTGCCGGATGGTATATCCATCAAAATAAACGGATAGAACACCACACGCTTGCCGTCGGCTTTTAGCTTTTGTATGAGTTCAATAACCTGTGCGTCGCCTGGAGTTCCACCAAATATAGGCCGACCTTCTGCGTCCTTGCTCACCTCTTCAGCGTTCGATCTGTTGTAAGAACCAACACTCCAAGCCGTAGGTGCGATTGATCGTTGTGTGTCTTCCTGCTTCGGTATTACACGACAATTACCTGCACGCAGATCGTCGCCAAACCACGAGTAAACGATCTCAACTGCGTCAAGATTACTGCCCTGCATTCGATAGAGATTGTCGAGCGAAACTACTACGTCGGGCTGGCGAAATGCGTTGTGTACGTTGTCTGGCGTTGTTACCCGCTGAAGATCGTATTGTGAATCCCCGGTTTCATAGTCCTGATTGTACTGCTGCGTGCCATAAACTGTCTCGCCTGTCGCCGGAATGAGCGTAAATGCTTTACCTGAGTTTTGTATATCGGCTGGGTCGTCGGTAACGTGCGGCACAACAATCTCTGCCGTTATTTGTGGTACACGATTACCGAATGCTTCAAGCTGTAAATCTTCAAACACAGCGTAGCAAACACCCCTGTAGGAAGGCGTATTACCAGCACCTTCAGTTGTCTCTATCAACGGGTCAGCCGTTTGTGTTTCGGAACCATTATAGAAACGCAAGGTCAATAGTGACGCATCCAGTTCTTTGCCGTCTGCCCACACTCTTGATAGCGTGGCTTTCTCGTTGCCTTCGCAGAAGGCTACGGCCAGTGATATTGAATATGAGTATGTTGTAGTCGTCGTCGTTTGCGAACCACCGCCGCCACCGCCTTTACCGCCTGTTTGTGTGGTGGTTGTTTCCGTATTTACTGTCTCTTTGAACTGGGTTGCCCATATCACCTCGCCTTCGACTCGCATTCGTCCGAAGAGTTTTTGTATTGGGTCGCCTTCAGTAGACGCAGTGAGGCGCGACTCTTTAAGGCGCGGTCCGCTATTAGAAGACGCAGGTGTACGTGGCCGTGGCGCAAGCAGGTAAGCACCTACTGCTACTACGGCTCCGACTGCGGCTGCTATTGCAAACTGTGCCATTTACTCGACCCCCGGAAAACTAAATATACCCGCCAAACGATCAGCCCAAGCGCCGATACAGGTCACTTGTGCTTTACGCTCCCAGATAGCATGAATCATCTGGTTGTCCGCAGTTACGATACCGCAATGCTTCGCTGATAGTGCATTCTTGACGCGAAAAACAAGAACATCCCCCGGCTCCCAGATGCCGTCATGCCGCTCTATTAAATACTTTCTTGCGTGTAAAAGCAACATCTCGTTCGTATTTGCTTCAGCCCATCGCGGCGAATACTTCGGCAACACTGGCTGCGTACCAGTTATAGCGCCGTACACACCAGTTATCAGGCCAGCGCAATCAACACCAACATTCTTTAGGTGCGCTTGATGGTGGTAGGGGGTACCCTCCCAACTTAACGCTTCCTTAACCACATCCTGCCTAGACCAATTAACCATTGAACAACGAACCCCCGGACTGATTTGAGCCGCCTTGTTCCGGGTACGTCTGCACAATATCACTTCCGGGCATGTAAGGGAATCCTTGGAAATTCACTGCATTGCTGAATTTACTCTTACACACGTCGAACGTCTGCTTGCAGCCAGCCACCACGTTAAACGTGTCGCCTACCTGCACCTCTGCTGCCGCCGGACTCCATAACTCTAATACATGATTTGGCGAACCGCTTGAATGCACCTTAACGTCGTAAGAAACACCAGCATTGTTGCCTGTCAGCCATGTCAACACACCACGCGAAAGATAATCATTGTCGAGCGCTGTCACCGCCGCACCTGATACGCTAATAGAGCGCTGTGTATTCACTGCCGCTACAGTTCCAGCGTATGTAAACGAGGCACGGTTCACCTTGCATCGTTCGTCGCCAAATACCGCATCGCATGTGCGCTGATAGACACGACCTATTTTCTGATTAAGGCGACTACTCAGGCTGCGAAATTCGGCTGTAAATGCGATGCCGTTCTCTTCGATCTCGCCAACATAGCCGTTCATTACGATAATACGCTGCGCTACATCCTGCCAGTTAAGCCAGAACATCTCTAAGAAAGCATCGTCGTACTTTCCTGCACCTAAGTCCTCTTCAGTTATCGTTGCGCTGTCGAACGCGCTCAACAATTCCATATTGTCAACCGAGAGTCCGAGTGATTGTTGGATAGCCGATGCTTCAAACCCCGTCGCGGCCTCGAAAGTCGTACTGTCAAATGTAAGATCATTGTCGTGATTAGTAAACCCAAGCACAGTGCCGTCTTTACGCGTGATGCGCCAGCAGTAGCACATAGTGTGGGCATCGCCTTCGAGATGTGTCTGTAAAGCCGCTGGAATCGTTCTCATACCTGAATCTCCACGATCTTAATGGAAGGTACCGCACCAGCTTCAAAGCCCTCTATGCTCACGTCCACTTCGTTATTGTCAAAACGTACGGGTACGTCGAACTCGAAACCTGCGGATATGTTTACACCGTTGCCCGGAGCCGAGCTAAACGTGATTATACCCGTTGTCGAGTCCAGCGTCCAACCGCTCCCTTGGGCGACCCCACCGAGTCCTATCAACACAGAGCCAGCAACAGGCTTTTTAATAGGCCGCACATATTCACGGCCTGAAGAAACATAACGCTTCACCAATTGGAAGGTCGTGTCCACACCATCGCCTGTTGCAATAATAACATCGTCAAATGCAGGTGTTTCCGTTGGTCGGCACGACTTATAATCAGCCCAGTCTTTCCAACGGAATCCGTGCAACGGCCCTGATCGAGCTTCCCAAAACTCTATGACATCGTGACAGGCGTTTATGTCACGAATACCAACACCAGCGTCATACTGTCTGCGTGAGTTTTCCCACACTTGGTTGCGCTTCTCGTATCCTGACTTCAGCGGTACGATCTGCGTCAAACGACGCGGACCGCCCGAAGAGCCGTACGATATACTTTCTGGGAACTGTACTTCGTCAAATGCCATTATAAATTCCTGTATCCTCGGTTCACTTCACGCGTCAATGCAGCGGCCACTTGGCCCTTCGATGCAATGACGCTCTTAGCGTCCTGTGCGTTAATGTTGATTACTACCTGACTGCGTTGCGAAGGGTTGCCGCCGCCTACTGGCTGTCCACCTACCGAGCCACGCGCAGCAGCCGCATTCTGCACCTGTCGCGGACCTGTAGGCACCAAACCGCCGTCTCTGAAGCGCGGAGTAGGGGCATTGTCGTTTATAGCCTCTAAAAGCGCTCTGTGGCGACGCGTGCTGTTCGCGTTCACGACAAATTCACCATTACTCAACATAGCTGGAATCATATCGTCACGCGGTCCGCCGGGTCCACGTACAGGGCCACCGTCAGCAAGTTGCTGTCCGCCGTTGCCCCCGCCAGCCGTAAACTGGATAGACTGAATTGTAGACACAATACTCGCTGCCTGTGCCGCTACTGCCGCCGCCGCGCCCAAATTGGCCGGGAACGGAAGAGACAGCGCATTAGCTATACCCTGCTGTATTTTGATGATACTGTCCGCAATGGCAAACGCTTTAGACGTTACAAACATTGCTTTGTATATGCCCGACTGCTCACCAGCGAAGCCAGCAGCAACACTAGCCAAACTGTCAAAGGTGCTTTGGGCATTCTGTAATATCATGCTGTTACGTTGCGCTTCGATATTCACCGTGTCACGCGCCAACTGCTCGTTTACCGCACGAATACGGGCTGCTGCTTGCTCTTCGGTTATAATACGCGCCTCTGCTGCTTGCTGTATGATCGCAATGCGTTCCTGCTGTTGAATGCGTAGTTCCTCCAACTGCGCGTCCTCTTGGAAGCCCGTACCTTCTAGCGACGAATCAACACCGCGTAGATCAGTAGACAACGTAGTGTTCGACAGCGCTGTGTTATACTCAGCAAGGCTGATCTTGCCCTCTGCCAGCAGTGCGTTCAAATTAGCGAGTGTCGTCGTATACTCAGTCAATGGCGCTTTAATGCGCTGTAACAACTTCTCTTTCTCGGACAGTTGTTTATTCGCCCCGCCTTCAGCTTTTGCCTGTTCTGCTGCGCGTTTCTTCGCGTTCTCTATAGCCTGATTGCGAATAGCGTCGAACGCCTGACCAGCAAAATCGGTGCTGGCTGCTTTGGTAAACTCTTCAGCAAAGATATTACCAACTTCCTGTGCGGCACCTGTCACCTCACCTTTGAACGAGTCGAGGTCAACAACTTTGCCATCAAGCAAGCCCTCGAACGGATTGTCTCTGCCCACAAGTTCCGCAGCACGTCCGATGAACTCCAACAGATCGCCGACAGCATTCAGAATAGCATTAACGCCACTCTCGACAACACCAATAATACCGTTCATGGCAGTTACGCCTAAGTCCTTCATGGCAGCAGGAAATAATCCCCAAGCCTTAGTAACTGAGTTGAACGCGCCAACCCAGAAGCCTATCACGCCGTTGATGACGCTCTTGGTTGTATCAATCACAAAATTATACACAGTCTTAAACACAGGCGCGACGCTCTCGATGGCTGGCAAGAACAGGTCTTTGATCTGACTGTAGGCAACTTGGAATACCGCTTTGAATGTGTCGCCGAACGACACGCTAACCTTAGTTGATTTGTTTATCTCATTACTCAGCAATGCAACACCTGCACCGATAGCACCAACAACAGCCACGATTGGCAGCAATGGAATAAGAATACTGGCCAGTGTTCCACCGAGCAGTCGTAGCGTACCTAGCACGCCGTTACCCGGCCCGAAGATCGTAGATATTTGTGAACCCTGTTGAATCAAAACAGTTAGCGGTTTCTGCCCGGAAGCAAGACCAACCACAACGTCGTTCAACTGGAAGATTAAGTTTTGCGTCTGTTGTAGCTGCTGACGGCGTGACCGCGAGCCAGTTTGACGAATACGATTATTACGGCGCTGCGCGTTCGATACCTGATCGGTAGCGATGGCCTCTCGTTGTTTGGCAACAGCAAGGCGGCTAACAGCGATCTCTTGGGCCGTAGCAGCCGCAGCAGCACGCGATGTAGCAGCATTCGCTCGTGATTGTGCAGCCTGAGTACGCGCCGTCTCTGTGGCAAGTTTCTGCTGGGCTATCGCCGCTTTAGTGGTCGAAGCCTGTAACTTTGCATTTGAATTGTTCAATCGCGCTTGGGCGCTAGTCTGGCGAGCCTGTGCGTTAGTGGCCTTCGCAACGTCGGATGCCAGTTTATTTATACCTGTGTTATTTATGTTTGCTATTTGAGCTTTAAGCGCGTTGAGACTGCCCTCTGCTTCACGCGCAGCAGACGCTATGCCCCGAATCTTCTTTTCGACTCCTGACGATACCTTGTCATTTATTTCGACATCTATACGACCATCTGTCATCTTGGGTTCGCCTTGATTCGGTTACGGGTTAGCATTATGGCAGCTTCTACAAAGCCAGCGGGGGCTTGCGCGGAACTACCTCTGTTCAAATCTACAATATACGGTATTAAGTTCGATAAGTACAGCACTTCTCCGGGCTTCTTTGCTTCGATGCGCTTCATGCCCACAGCTATTGCAGCCGCAGCGCTGGACTCGCGTGTTGAGCCTTTGAACCCTGCGTAGAACGGGCCACGACGGGCGGCTGGTCTTTGGCCAAGACCGATTTGCCAGTTTGAAAGTGCGTCGGATGTATCAACAGGGGTTGCGTAGACTAACTCGCGCAGCAATAATTTGGCCGCAGTTTTTGATCGCTCGTTAGCTCGATCATCGAGCTTACCAACGAGCTTGTCCATTTCTAGTGCAAATTGGCCAAACGTTGTCATTTCTTTGCCACCTTTTTAATGTAGGCTTCGTCAAGGTGCCTGACAAAGAATACCAGTTCTTCGTGCAAATCGCCAGCAAAATTGAATGCTTGCGCGTAATCATTTATCACACGCCACGGAATAGGCTGTGGTATGGCTTTGTCACCGACAATCCATTGACGATCATGCTCCAACTCAAAGAAGGCATTAAGAAATACGGACAAGCCCGGCTTTAACCGTGGCTTGTTTCGCATTCGGGCAGGTATGGGCATTCCCTCGCGCCGGGCTTGCTTAACGATGTTCTTCTCAATAGGCGCGATTTCCAGTTGGTAGAAAAGAACATCTACGAGTTTTTTGCGGAACTCTCCAACTCTTTCATGCGGTAGTTGTTGCCCTTATTCGATTTCATAGTCAGATCGTTTACCAGATCAATCCACTCAGGCGCACCGAGAATAGACACAGCGGCTTCAGGAGAGAATGCAACGGAGTTTCCGTCCTCTTCTGGCTGGAAGTTATCCCAGTCTGCAATAACCGTACGCAAGAACGCCTCGCGTGACTTCACAGTACCCTCTTCGCCTGTCAGGGCATCAATGTCCACCTCACCAGTTACTTCGTCCGTGAAGTGACGATTAACCTCTCGAACAGCCGCTTGAAAGTCTTTGTTCTGCGGACCCGCACGGCGCAGCTTAAAGCGCGGCACCGTACCGTCAGGGTTAGCCGGATAGTTGAACCACACGCCATCGCGTGCGGCATTAACGTCAGTCTTAAACTGTGATTTCAATGACATAGCAATCCTCTCAATGTCAGGTTAGTAATTAGGTTGGCATAGCCACTGTGGGCAAATAAGGCATGACAGTTACACCAAGCGTATAACCTTCGGCACCTTCGTTAGCCAGCATGTCGAGAGGAATAGTAATCGGCTGATCTTGCTCAACGTTGGCACGACCATTACCTAAACTCATTGACGGAATATCGTAAACAATACCCGCATTACCTTTCGCCATGATAACGTCATAAGTTACCTCTGCGTTATTTTTCACAGCGTTAATAGCCGCAACATCACTGAAATAAGCGGTGACAGCGCCACCAACTTCAAAGGTACCCACAGTGACATCGAAGGCTCCCAACACGCCTACGGCTTTAGCCCCGGAAGCGTTGTTGTTGATTGTGATACTTGCTTCAGACACGTACGCAAACAATGGCGTTGGTACGAGTGTTGCAGCATCAATAATGTTCATCTTCTGACGGTATACATTTGAAGATGTGTTAAACGCGGCTTCCCCACCTGCGCTAATACGATTACCTGACTTCAAGCCAGCCGTACCGTCACGAGTTTCACTATCCATACCAACAAAAGCCATGTCCGCGTTTAGCTTATCGGCAGTCGGTACATTGATAGTTAGTTCATTCGCCACACCGCCACGGACATATTCAGCCTGTGTGCCACTGCCGTCGTTGCCCATTTGACGTTCCAACTGGTACGTACGGGTCTTGATTAACGACGTGGTTTTTTCGTTACGAATGAATGTTCCAAAGAAGATATGAATATCTTTGCCTGTTCCAGCGTCAGTGCTGAATGTGCCAGATACCTTATCGAAAGTGATTGTGTTGGCTGTCACGCTCTTCACGCGTGCATAACCTGTTGCGCTAAACTGATTGGCCGCTGCGTCGCCGCCGATGAATAACCACTCACCAACCTGTAGCCCAAGTTCGGTCAAATCCTTAGCGGTAGCACCAAGTGTCAGCACACCGCTGGAAACTGTGAGCGTAGCGTCTGCTGTTGCAAACTCAAAGCCTACATGCTCCAAAGAAGCAGCCGCAGGAGGTGAGCCTTCAGACGCAAGGTCTTGGTCAACTCCGAGCGCCGTTGCCGACGCGCTGGCAACACTTTTCAGCCCGTTATTGCTGGCATTACCGAATCCGCTGGCAAACACCAGATCGCCTACTTCTAGGTCGTCCAGTCCGCTTGCAGCGTCGTATTCGTCGTTAGTTCCGTCAACAGTGGTTATAGCGATGGCCGCACTGTTCAATGTTGACGTACCAAATTTCTCGTGGCCGTCAGAGAACAAAAAGCCTTGCAACAAACGTGTTGAGTTGTTCTGTGTAATGTCTGTGTTGTATCCGCCGCTGGCATCGAGATCGGTCACAGTACCGCGTTGACGCTGACGTGATGCGTTGATCGCATTACGAGCAACAGTGGTTATTTCGCTACCAAAGTCGTTGTACGAATTTGGTTCTTGTTCGTACCAATCTGGCGTGCCGGGCAACGTTTTAGGAGTACCGAAGACCTCTTCCGCGATAGCAAGACCAGTAACATTACTGTCAATTTTATTAGGCATGTTTACCTCCGTTAGATAAAGTCGTCGTACTCGAACTCGACAATTACATTGAATCTATACCAATCCTCTTCAGAAGGCAACTCATTTATGCGCGAATCACGAAACCAAACATTACCGCTAGTTTCAACGCCTCTAAACGCGTCGCGTGCCACCATCGCCAGTCGTCGAGCCTTGTCCATAGCTTCAGAGTCGTTGGCTGGGCCAAACACTTGAATGAACAACAAACCGCTAACGGTGTACCTCTGTTTATGCTCCGGCAAATCGCCGGAACGATGCGACGCAAGTGTATCATCAACGTGCTGTGTTGAGATACGCGCCCAAAAATCGCTTTTACCCGGTGGCTGTTTTGGTTCAACCCCCGGCCAGTGAACAGCGGGAACACTGCCCACAATTGGTGTTGAGCCGCTATCCCATGCAGTATGAAACAGGGCGAACATTTGATCTATCGCTTCAGTGAATGTTGTCATCGTTCAAGCCCCATTACCCATAGTATTGACTCACCATTCGGCGACAGGTGATCGAGCGATGCTATTGTGTATGTCTCACCACCTCGGATTATCGTGTCCTTCAGCGTAGGCGTGAACGTAACTCCGCCCATGTAGCCAACAATATCGCCTTTCGGTACCTCTATGCCTTCCATAAGGCTTAGAAACTCTTGATTACGTCGATTACGTGGCAGGAATAGCACATCCGCCATGTAATCGGTCTGCGTAGCAGCGCTGGGCTTCCACGGCTGGTCTGAGTCTGAAGGCGCACCGTCAGTCATAGAGCGCCAGATGATCGTCTGGCCCTTTTCTTTTATTAGGCGTTGCGCCGTTGCTATTTGTCTGTCGTAAACACCCATATCACGCTCGCATCGTAGCGACTGCATAGCCGCCAGACACGAGGAACGGAGCGATCAGCTTTTCCGCCGCACGTATGATCGGTATACCCGTCGTGTTGACTTTTTCAGAATACTTCGTCTCGATTGGTCCAACCACCTCTTCAGTGACAAACGACGAACCCCCTACCGGGTTCAAGTCGGAACCACCCTCGACAGCGGATGCGATCTGCACCTGTGCGTACTGCAACTCTGTGGGAATTAAATTTGTGGCCAACTCAACGCCATCCACGTATACCCCGTCACGCGGCCATTGGTTCGGCTGTGTGCTGAGTGTTTTGGTTCCCTGAAAATCACCACGTCGGGCTTCAATATAGTCAAAACCTTGGCGCAATTGTTGTTCGGCTGTGGTGTCGTCTGAAGATATAGTCAAACCACGCGATGTTGCGTACGTGCGTGCGTCAGCAAGACTGATATAACTATCAGCCCCGCTAACACCCGTTCCATCTTCAACCGTTAGAGCCATCTTAACTTACCTTGCGTGCTGTTATATCCGCGATCTTGATAACACCACTCGATGCTACTGCACCTTGTCCTGACATGATGTTCACGACAGCGCGGATATTATCCATAGTTCCTGCTGGCACCACAAAACTTTGCGGAGAGATCAGCATAACTGTTCCCTTACTATTTGTTGGGAATGGCCGCGTATAATTGTACGGGTCATTCGAGCGTGAGCGATAAGTTGTAGGGCCGTCGTCGATATACGTTTCTACCCACAATCCTCCCATATTCACTAAATCTTCCCATTGAACCAAAGCGGCCACTTCATAGCGATCACCTTCGGAGAACTCGCTGAGATCAAGTTCGTTACGGAACTCAACACGGCCAGAATCACTGTCAGGCGTACCACCGATAGTAAGCACCTGCCATTCTTTACCCGCAGAGTCCGTCTCTTTGGAGCCTACAACAGTCAGGTTTGCAGCCGTACTTGTCAACGATACCGAAAAGTCGTCGGCAAAGTCACCAGAAGAGCCTGTACCGCCCGACCCACCTGTACCAGACATCGTAGGATTAGGGGTTAAATTACCGCCCGGATTGGTCGTAGCGTCAAAGCTGTCAGTACCCGCAGCGTCTAAGATGAACGGTGATACGCTGTTGAGCGCGGCACGTAATGCAGCGCCAAGTACACGGCCAATACGTTCGGCACCGATGACAGCTAGGTGTAAACCATCGACATCATCACCTGTGCGGAACTCGTTTTCATTCGTATCGTCTGCGACTGCTCCCCATGTGTCTACAGGGAAAACATACGGGCGCTGGTACAACGCACCATTAGGGTCGCCCAACCAGCGATGAAAAGCGAGATGGTTAGCCAACTGCGTACCTGTCAGCGCTTCGTATGGTAACTCGTTTGCTAAGAATACACGCTTACCAGCAGCGCCCATTGCGTCCAAAATAGCTTCCATGTTGGATACAGACTGAGCGTAGGTTAGATCAGAACTTCCGCGATCATTCGCACCTGCAAGCAGGAAGAACGATTCGGCAGGGTCAGCAACAATGGTAGCAATCCGCGCAAGCACATCTGCGGTATCGTCACCGCCAACACCCAAGTCGTCAGCCGACACAATACGAGCGCGGCCCCCTGCGTGTGTAATAGCCCATGTAAGCGGGTAATTAGCTTCAGCATAATAATCGTCAGCCGTTACAGTAATTGTACCGTTAGACCGACTGTCGCCAACCGCGTTTATCGTACCCACAGTAGGATAGATCGCCTTGACAAATGGGTATGCGGCCAGATAATCGGCTGGCGGTGAGCCAGCGACATAATCTGCGGCCTCCAATAACGTACCGTTTGAGTAGTCTGCATCCTTCAATGCGCTACGGACGTGTACGGTACCTTCGATACCTTCGATAAGGGCCAGTTCACCCGCTGTTGGGGTAGCCCCTGCTATAAAGAACAGAGTAGTAGTGTCTGATAAGCGCATGACTTGGCTCTCCTATTGTTGAGGCCAACCATCGCCCCCATTCACGGTAGCATCTGCAACGGGCTGTGTTGGCACTTCAGGTGTCGCTACAGGAGCTTCGGGTGCAGCAGGTGTTTCTTCCGTCTGCGGAGCTTCGGGAGTTTCTACCTGTGCGTCGTCAGCTTCGGTGCTTTCTTCTGTGCTTTCCTCAACCTGTGCTTCAGCATCCACGCGTTTATACTTTTTTGCGTAAACTTCGGGTACTGAGCCAGCAACGCCGTCACAACGCTCAATAGAGAGGTCAGGACTTACGAACGCAGCGTTTCGGAAAACGACCTTGCCCGTTAGTTGCTCGGCAGCAGCATACTCCGCTTCTGTGGGTACTGCGCCTTTGGTGAAATAGAGAATTTGGTCGGACTTCTTTTTCATGGTGGTATCCTTCAAAGTTCGGTTTGAGGGGCCGCTAGAAGCGACCCCTCAGCCCGTCAGTTAGCTTGCGTCAACTTTAAGGATAACGCCCGGACCGTCTTTATCGGACGATGCGTATTTATCCCAGTTAGTAGACGTTGCGATTGCTGCGTCCGTTGGCGCTTTGCCGCCGTTGGTCTTATCCCAAGCGTAGCCTTTTACGCCCAAGTTGTAAGACCATTCAGCTTGCCATGTACGCTCAATGTTTTCGTCTCCGTTGGAGTTTTCAACATTAGAGTCGTAATCGGCATTCTGCTCGACAGACAACGCGTTTGGTACAAGACCCAGCAAGTGATACGTGTCAGGGTTCGGCGTAGTATCAATCAACGACGGTGAGTCGGTGATGATAAATGGACGACCTTTATAGTCAGCCAGTACCGAAACTGTCTCGTACGTGAACAAGCGTTCCGCGTTAGCCAGATTACCGCCGATCAGGTTATGGAACGGTAGGGAGTGTGTTACCCATGCCGCAATATCCTGAGAGCGATCACCCATCTTAGCTTCAGCTTTATTCATTGCGCTGTAAGTCAGTGTATCAGGCGTGTCACCAGTTGCATCATACAGGATGTCTGTATTCTGCACCATAGCAGCATAGCCACCAAGAACAGCCGTGTTGAGCATGTCAGCCAGCATGTCACCAGCAAGCTGTTCGCCAAGAACAACACCTGCTTCTTCTGGGTTCTTTTGAATCCAGCGGAACATAGATGGTTTAATGTCAACAGGACCAGCACCCGCAGCAACTTTGACCATAGTATCGGTCAAGTGTTCGAGTACCTTGTTCGTAATAGCGCCCGTACCATACGGGTTACGACGACGAACTAATCCGTTAATTTTCTTGTAGAAAGCCGTATCACTGTAATCACCAGTAATAGGAGCTGTTACAAGGGTAATGGTTCCACCAGAGGCCGCGTTGAATTTATCAACCTCTTGGGCAACCGTCTCGGTCATAGTCTCATAGGCCCATTCCGAGAATACTGCAAAATCACTCAGTGCCATTTTCGTTTTCCTCACGTTTAGATTTCAAATATGCGACCTTTTCCTTTGCGTTCATTTCACGCATCGACTTCGGTTGCCCCTCGGCATTGAGGAAATTAGCACTGCTTTGTCCTTTTTGCCCGTCCGACCCAGTACCAGCACCGCTGCCTGAAGCCTTACTTCCTACAAGTATAGACGAAAATTCCTTGTTAGCAAGTATTTCTTTTTGCAGGTCGTCAACGCTAGCTGCGGACACTTTTCCTGCTGCGTCCATAATACGCAGTGTGGGGGTTTCACCCTCAAAATCTACGGATAGACGCGACTTAACATACGACAACATGGCCGAAGGAACAGTAAAGAGCTTAGACGCAAGTTCATTAGCTTTGCTGTCCACGAGCGTATCACGAATGAACTGATCTTTCGTTCCCAGTTTGGTGTCGTACTCAGTCTTTTGATTGGCCAACTTCTCTTCATACGAACGAGTTAGCGTATCAATGTCGCCAGCTTTACGCGCATTGTCGTCTTTGTCTTTATCCTGCGCCGCTTTTAGCTCGTTTAGTTCTTTAACCGCATCGCGCTTTTCCTGCGCTTCACGATCTTTTGCACGCTTCAGCGCTGCAATATCGTCTTCGGTTTTCATACCTTCGACTTGAAGTTGGTATTCATCACCATTGGCCCAGTACAGCTTCTTTAGCTCTTCTGACAGCTTTTCGTAATCATCTTTATTTATTTTTGCTTTGAGTTTCATTGTGGTATCCTTTGCTGATCGGAACACTGTTCCGGGTTAATTGAAATCTTAGCACCGCTAAGTAGCAAGCATGAATCGTAGTTTATCTACGAACTGAGCAAGAGTCAACGGTTTTGCGTCATCAAATTTACGGACTCTTGTTGCGCCTAAGCGTCCTGCTCGTAAGTCCTGCGCTTTCTTGCGCCCAAGCAGATCGTTTTGGACAATAACTGGCTGTTGGCGTATCCACGCGTAAAATGTATCAGGAACATCCTCGGCTGCGTTGCCCACAGGTATTACGCGACTTCGGCAGTGCATGTGGGCTGGCGGTAGCGGACCCTCGCCGTATCGGTATATCTTCTCGTGTCGTGATCTGCAAATATCTGACGTAGCGTTGTCGAGTATAGCTACCCATTGGTACCGCTCGAATATAGCTCCGGCCACTGACTGATTTACGATACTTGTCGAGTGTTGCAACAATGTCGCTATCATTGCGTTGGCCCAGTTGTTCAATTTACGCACAGAGCCGCCACGTCCTTTGAATCCGAAGAACAATCGTTTGGCCTCTGTCACCGACAACTTGGCGGCGTGTGCTTGGCGTAACGTTTGCACAATATCTTCAACACTTGCTTGCTCAAACGCGTCCATGAACTCAGATGGCAGCTTGCCATTAGCCGGAACGCGTGTTGAATTATACAACGCCCATATAGCACCTGTCGATGCCAGTATTGCAGGTATGCCGTTATCATCCTCTGGCTTTGCTTCATCGACAATGGCCTTGGTTATCTGCTTGTCTGCATCCACAAACGAGCGTAGGTCATTCAACAACTGCTGCCGGAACGTACTATAATTCTGTATTTGCGACGTGCGAAGTTGCCGCACGAAGTCCTCTAATTCACGGCGTGACATCTGACCTAGATCGTCATAATCAATCTCAAAGAAGATACGACGCAGTTCATCGCGTAGCTGTTCGATGACAACACGGAACTTAGCGCCTTGGTGTAGCTTTAGTCCTTCGAGGTATGCTTGGTGACGCGTTATAGCGTCCGTCAGCTTTAGCTCATTCGTCGTTTGAGTCACCATCACCATCGCCCTCGTTTATGTTCCCCTCCCCGGTATCTTCGGCTCCGGGTATTTGGGCTTGGTCGATTTCGATAGCATCGCGTGCGTCGTCATCCTTCAGGGTAGCAATACCAGACTTGCGGAGATTAGCTCGCATCTCTTCAAACGCGATAGCACCTTGCTGCCACTCTTCAATAAGTTGGCGACGATCTTCAGGAGACATCTTAGCGATGTCGAAGTCCGTGTTGAGGACAAACTTCAGGTCTTCCTCGGTAGGCGCGACCCCAGCGAACTTAGCGCACCACTGTAGGCACCACATGATACCAGCCGACAAATTCTTAGCGGTGGAAGCCAGAACGGAGTTCTCGGACGTATTATCAATGGCTGTCTCGGTTGCTGTACGCGCCACGCGTTTTTGCTCAACTAATCGCGCACCCAGCGCAATCATTTGACGCTCTTTGTGCTGCATGGCCTCGTAAGGCATAGTATTTGCGCCAGCCTGTAGTAGATCAGCAGACGCATTCTCTGGCAGCATGACAGCGCCCCGGCTTCCCAGCATCACCTTACCTTTGAGTACGTTCTGTACCCAGTCTTCAGTCAGCCCAGCAAATACAGGCGTTGGTTGCCCTACCATGAAAGAGCTTTCCTCGTAATCCGCAGAGTTTCGATAGTGCGCCACATTCAACGACGCAATGTCGTACATTGGCGGTTCATCTACCGAACTGTCATTATTCTCGGAACCAACAAACGTGAATGGTATTTCGTCCAGCGTAGTGCCGTCAGCCAGTGTTGGTGTAAAGCTACTGTGAACTGCGTAACTACCGCTACCTTTAGCTGTACGTCGATATATTGTCACAGTATATTCGTCTTTATCGGTGAGCCGCAGAACACGATACTGCTTCTCTTTCTTGGCCTCAAATCCATCGTCTGAGGTTATATAGTCTTCTTCTAGGACAACCAACTCCAACAACACACGAGCGCCGCGTGTTTTGGTTCGCCAGTTTATGATGCGCCAAGGTTCGTATGCTGTAATTGTCGGACGTACATCGCCATTGTCTAATTGTTCACGGGTTATCTTCCCGTCCACCGCAGGATAGTCAGCGAAAAGACCAAGACGGCCATAGCCCAGAACCATACGAGCGCCACGCTTGGCCAACTGTATTAGACTAACGCCCGAACCATCGGCATCCTTTTCGATCACCTCTAACTCGGTTGGGAACTCAGCAATCGGGTCACGCATGAATATCTGCCCACAGAGGCCGCGAAGGGTCCGATTGGTTGCACCGTAGAATACGGCGCGTTTCTTATATGATGAATAGCGCTGCTCTGCTGCCTCGCTTTCGTCATTCTCGTTCGGCATCGGCAGGTACTTTGTACTCTGTGCTTTAATTTGCTGCTCGCCAGCCAGACAGTCGCGTATGATCGTATATTGCGATTGTACCGTCTTTAGTTCTTTTCGTTTGTATGTTACGTTTGGCATGGCTAACTCGCATATTCGACGTTTAATGTTTTCGCTAAACGATTACTCCCTTGAAGAACGCGGTACCGAATCATATCGTACGGGTGATCTTCCGCTTCGGTGTCTACGTCATCAAGTTTATCTTCGTCACGCGGTAGCGTCGGGAGCGTACTAATAGATGCAACACAGTTATCCATAAAATACAAACCCGGACCTTCGCCCTCCATACTAGCCTGTAATCTATCTCGAATCAACTGTAAACCGTTGCGACGTGAACCGGGCGATTTATCGCTGTCAGTCCAACGTACACCCTTTTTGGCCATTTTAGTCTCAATAGTGTCCACATCGCGTTCGCGCACATCGCGTATCTGATTGTCCGCCGGACCCGGCCAGATCGACCCCTTAACCCAGCCGAGTTCAAGTAATTTGTTATCTTGCTTCTTTACACCGACAGCTATATCGGGTGCAGACATCTTCAGTCCTTGGTTCGAGCCGATCTCTTTTGTGCCGTACCACTCGTCAAGTTGAATTAACGTACCCGGCGGCGGACAGAACACGCGACCATCGGGCAGCACAGCTTCCTCGCCATTGGCCTCGGCGAACCAACCAACGGAAAACGGGTGTGTAGAACCCCAGTCAAAACAGCGATTGATGAACCATGTGTCCGGCACCTTAAATCGCGGCAAGACGTGGATATGTCGTCGCCAAACGTCGTCGAGCGCACCACCCGCCACAATATCCCAGTCACCGCGCAACCAAGCAGCCCTTTTATTCTCGTCAGTTATATTCTCCAACTCGGCTACATACTCAGGCGACAGGTAGATATTCTCACGGTACGAACCAAATATCGCAACTTGAGTCTTGACAATATCTTCGTCTTTCTGCGTGCGCGGGTTGAATACACGCGTAGTAGCGCGTACAACGTTGCCATAAGACGCAGGGTCGATAAAGCGACGCTTCACCCAGCCGTGACCAGAACCAAAGGGGTTAGTTGTCGAAAACACCTCTAGTGGTATTTCGGGCAACGGTAAACCGTCCGGGGTATCGTAGCCAGTCTCGCGTCCTGCCTTATTACGTTTCTTCGGCGTATGTTTTGACGGCAAGAACGACGAACGGTTTGTTGACATCATGTCGTCGTACAGCTTGGGCGATGGATACTTTGTAAGCTCGTTCCATCCGATAAATGGAAACTCTTGTCCGTGGTAGTTCCAGTAGTCGGCTTCTTTTTTGGCGACACGGAACATCAACTCTTCCCCTGTCGGCCACACCCATTTATAATCCTTTGCAGCTTCTAGGAATTTGGCCCCATCATCAAACTGTGGGAACCAGCGTTTTGATTTATGCACCAAATCATCAAGGTTTTTGTATTCGCGGTCAAATATAATACCGCGCCAGAATGAGCCATAACCGATACCCACACGGCGGCGAAAGCGCATTAGCTGTGTGTCGGTCTTACCCGGTCCACGCGCACCTGTATAGAGTGTATGGTTGCACCGCGTATCGAGCGCAAACTCTTGTGAGGAACCCGGTATCGGCTCCCATACCGACGATATATCAGTTTGGACTTGGCGCATGGGCAGTCTCAATCAATTTTGCCTGTTGCGCTGCAATTTTATCTTCCCATTCATCGTCAGTGCCGTGGTCTTTAACAACCATGACTTTGTTTGACGTTAGAATGTTATTGTTCACAGTGGTACCCTGCTTCTCAATAAAGCCACGTATGTCCGCATAAAGGCGCAGCGCCTTTAATCTATCCTCAGCGGGTACTTTGGCATCGTTAGCTATCTTATATGCAATCATGGCAGAATCGGCTTTAGACGGCAGGAAATGCTCGTCACCTAACTCTTCTTTGTACTCCTGCACATACCGAGCCACTTCCTGATCGTTCTTCCACTGCGTCGATAGTTGCAGTGCTTTTCCTGTGTCGTCACCAAAAACGGCCAAGGCCGCTTTGAACGCGTCATCGGGATTACACAGAAGCTCGTAAGCAAACAGTCGCTTTTGCCCTTCCTCGGTTGTTATGTCTATCTGCTGGTCTACCATTACTTTTTCTTCACCATCTCGGCCATAAAGCCATCAATACGTTTATTTGTCTCTTTCTGCTCTTCGTGCATACTATTTATGGTTTTCTCTATGCGGCCCAAGTGTCCGTCAAGATCGTCACGACGTACAAATTCATCACGCGTGTTATTCACGCGTTCATGCAACACACCGACTTTCTTATCCATTTCGTCTCGCACAGCCTTATCCCCAGTTGATATGCTGGCGGATATATACCGATCTCGCGCAATGATGCCGCCAACCAGCGTAACCATCGAAATTATCCAACCAATTATTATCGTTGCAAAGTCCATCTCCATTTGGTGTAACCCCCTGTCATTTAGTCACCTACGTTTAATTCGGCAGGATAACCGCGATCAGACGGAGTTACATTTGCCTTTATAATTTGGCTGCTGGAAATGGACTGGCAAGTTACAACACGGGTTTCCGGGTCAATAACCTGTTCACAGTAGCCATTGCCATCACGCATAATAATACGCGTTCCGGCACCTTTCATCACAAGGTCAGCATTTTCTACTTGAATTTGCGTGTGGTCGTGACCCCACGGTATATCTATGCGCCCCAGCATCTTGCAGTCGCCATCGGCGGTATAGATAGAGAAATGGTCATGCGCGTAACGTACGCCGCCTTCTTTCACGTTAGTAAGGCCGTGCGCTGTAATAGTCGCCATGTATTTGTTCGCGCACTTGAACTCGTTTTTCCAGCCGATCAATCCGTAAGGATATTCGACAGTCGGATGTAGCATAAGTTTGGCGGAACGATCTGACACATTGTCACTGCCGCTGTCTGCGGTTATATCAACACGGTTTGTCTCAGTCACATCATCGTGGGCGTACACGGGGCCGCAAGCAGCGAGGACAAGAAGAAATATAGCTGTTATGAATTTCATGGTAAAGTTGGGCCTCCGCACCCGAATGTTTTGTATGCTGCGTTATGCGATACGATTTCACGACGTGTTATCTCCGTATCGTTACGCGAATAACTTATATTACTAAAAGACGCACAAACAACACGTTTGTCAATAAAAACCGTGTCGTCGTAGTCAGTTATTTCAATCGCGGAGGTTGGGGTCGTCGTCTTTAGGCAACCCGCCAGACTGGTCGAAATCAGACTCAGCAGCATTACGCGCATTACGCACCGCTTCAAGTGTGTCAAGTGATACATTCATCTGCCCCGCTAAAAGTTTAGCCTCAGCGTCAAGCAGCGCACCTCGTTGCCGGGCGCGTTCTGTTAAGAACGCGGCAACAGCGAGAGCGAGCTTGATCGCTGCGACCCACATTAACTTGCTGCGTCTTTAGCGCGTTTCTTCTGCCAGATGGACCAAGCCAACGTGACAACACCGATGACAATACCAACGACAACTTCTGTGCTGGCAGCGTCAATAAATCCCTTATTCACGAGATAACCTGCACCTGCTGCTGCAATGGTGCGTACGGTACTTCCTACTACTTCTGGTAACATGATATGCTCCTATGCTTCGTTTGTGGAAACAACGCCATCGGAGTCTAGCAAAGCTAGTTGACTGTAACCAGCCACGGTATCCAACGAGTGCGTCCGAGGCCAATGATACGACAAAACTCTGTTAATTGCAAAAGGTTTAATTGAAACTTCGTTTCCTTGGTTTCCGCCGAGTACCATAATGTTGTTATTAGCATCCTTGCCCATAACAAACCCAACGTGTCCCGAAGGGCCATTACGCTTACCGCGCCAGAACGTCACGATTGCGCCACGCGCCGGATTGTCAAGCTCCATGCCAAATTTAGTGTAAGAACGCGCCATACCAGATCGCGTAGAACGAATACCACACTCTTCCAGCACGCCGCCAACGTAAGCAGCGCACCAAGGCGTTTCGTCATCACGGAACGGCATCTTTATTTTCTCCCACCACGATAGTATCTGTTGTTCGTGATGTGGCCCTTTTATCTCTTTCAAGCCAAGATATGACAACGCAACCTTTAGCCAGATAGGGTCGCTATCTTGTGTATAATCATTACCTGCTTTACGGTCCTGTCGCAAGGCAGCAGTCGTAATTGGACCAACATACCACCGCGCCTTTAGCCCAACAGATCGTTTGAAGCTGATAAGTGCAGATTTAGTTTTTGGTCCGATTATCCCGTCCAGCGGACCGGGATTGAAACCATGATATGCTAGTCTCTTCTGTACCCACAGTATGTCCATCACAGGTTCCATTTTGTTGTGAGGGCCGCTTCCTTCGCTGCAATGAAAGCGGAATCCTTGACATCGTTGTAAACGAGAACTTCAGCGTAACGCCCCGCCTGATTGTTTGCAACACGGCCACCATTCGCCATAGTCCAAATTGAATGTGTGGTTGTGCCAGTAGTCTTAAATACGCCATCTAAATATATGTCATAACGTTCGTCTGTGGCGTTGTAGACGAAGGTATACAGATGGTAGTCGGTGTTGTCGATACTATCGACGGCAGACTCCCAGCCTGATCGCTCAGACGGACCGCTACCAAAAGCAACCCAGAGTATTTCGTCCGTCAATGTTGAAGTTCCGGGTCCGCTCTTAATAGAATCTCCCGTAGTCATATCACGCAACCAGTCGCCGTTCCCTGTGGCGGCATCTACCTCGACGTGGCCCCTGTAGACCATGAATATAGTACCCATGTCGCCCAGTGCATTGATACCCATGTAATCTGACGTTGTTTGGAAGTCCAACACCTGCCGTCCGCCGTCAGTCGTCAGCAGCGGATTGCGCGATGCACTGAGTTCTGTCCAGTCGTTGCCGTTGCCCGATTTATCTAAGCAAGTATCAACCTCAAAGCCCAACGGTGGATTTCCGTTATCGCCTTCCTTCAGCATGGTGTCGGTATCCGATGCGTCAATCCACATCGCTAGGCCCGGCTCAACAGGACCACCACCGGGAATAGCCGCCTGAAGCGTCATCACATCGCTGTTGTTCAAGCCTAGCCCGTACATTATACCATACCTTCAAGTCCAGTTGCGGTAGCGGCTGTTACGTGCGTAGCGCCGATGAAACGAGTCTCACCTGCGGCAAAATTACACACAACAGAATTACCAGCGAATGTTGTCACCGTCACGGTTCCTGCGCCGTTAGCGCGAATAGCGCGAACAGGTTTGGCCAAGGGGCTTGCCCCTGCTGTGATAAGAATAACATCTACTGCCGTTGTACCACCTCCGGGCTTGGCATATTTAGCCACTTCATCAGCATTAGCCATAAGAACCTCCTAAGATTGGTTTACAGAAAGACCCGCCAATTTGAGCATCGCGGATAGGCTTGGCGGGTTCGATCAAACATATAGTAGCACATAAAAACAAAAAGGGAAGCCCAAAAGGACTTCCCTCTCATATTACCCTGTGGGCAATGCTTATTCGGCAGCTTCAACAGTTGCCGGGCGTGCTTCGTCCATACGAACAACATAGCAGCCATCTTGGTCAGCAACAACGTCGCCGAACTTTTCGCCCTTCAGTACCGCAAACGACTTGAAGTAACGAGAAGGCTCAAATTCTTTGAATTTGTTGTTAGCGCTGGAAATGGTAGATGCCATTGACTTTTTAGGGTCTGGGCGCTCTTCCGTGGCTGGCACAAAGAATGCTCCGCCATTATCCAAATCAGCAAATGGGTACTTAGCTTTAACGACACGACGCGTCTGCTTCTTAGGCGGTACAAAACCGCTCACAATAGCAAAACCGCCTGTACCGCCTTCGGCTGGCGCAGCAGCAGCAGCCTCTACCGCTGGCTCAACAGCAGCAGGTGCCACAGGAGCAGCAACAGGTGCGGGTGCGACGGGAGCCGGAGCAGGTGCCACAGGCGCGGGTGCAGGTACCTCAGCAGTAGCAGCCACTTGATTCTGAGCAGCAGCGATACCAGCCTGAGTAGCACGCATTGCTACACGCCCGGTGAACTGACCGTCTTCACGCGTCTCGCGAATACTGTCGTTGACTTCGATCAGACCTTGTGTGACAAGTGCCTGTACGTCATTAGGGAAACAATGTGCGACAGAATTAGTCTGCGTAGCGTTCACCGCTTCGTTCAATAGTTGTGTTGTTTTCTCGTCCATAATAATCCTCATTAGGTTAGGTTAGTGATAACTCGCTTATTGCGAGTCTTTAATATATGCCAGCCAACAAAGCCTGTCAACCCAGCATATTCATGTTTTGGCATAAAATTAGCGACTCGCTCTCGGAAAAGCCTTCTGCCAAATAAGCCTCGTATGCTTTACGACGCAACTGCGCCAGCAACACGTTGTATTCAATATATTCTTGAAAGTGACGACGCATTACCTCTAACGAACCTTTTATCGGGTCTTGCTGTAAATCCGTCAACTCTTTTATATTATCATTGTTACCCATAGTTACCATCCATATATGCAGTTAATGTTGCCACCGCTTGTTGCCAGCCATCACACCGAACGCCGACATACAATTTATTATTCATTTTCTCAAGCCACTCAACTTGCTCTTTCTTCATCGGTTTTTTACTGTCCGGCTTTAACTCAATCCATAGTCCGTGTTTTGTGCCTACAGGTTGAGGCCAGAATATATCTGACACGCCTTTCTTCTGTCCTTCGGCTTTCATCTTGGCTGCGACAGCCTTATGTCGTGCGCCGCCGTTCGGTATAGCGATGATCGTCTCGAAGTCGTCTACGCGGTCATGTGTGCCGTAAGCAGACATGGCATACTCTTGGCTATCGTAGCACTTCATATCATAAGCCGCCGCGATGCCGTGCATTAAGGCCATATTGCGCCAAGCAAATATAGCAGTCTGGTGAGCGTGTTCGCTACCCTTCTTCGCTAACTCTTCTGGGTTCATGTTATCCTCTGTACGATGTAATAGACCAAAGCAATAATAAAGGCAACTATAATAGCTGTAGTGGTGGAAAGACCAAAGCCGTTGATTAGAGCCAACCCTAAAATCAATCCTACCACTACCTCTTTCATTTCGATACTCCCTTAAAGAATAGATCAACCGACCTTATTGCTCCGAGTGTTGTGTTTGTGCCGCGATGTCCTATGCCGACGTAGAAATCGCAGTCGTTCTGTTGTTCCGCCCACTTGTTCGGTCTATGGTCGCTAAAACGTACCTTATATCGGTTTCCTCTAACTGTCTCAGCTATATAAACATATTTTGACTTTGTGGACAAGGACTCAGTAACCCATACGCAATAACCTTTCTCTAATAGGACGAAGCAGAACTCAATCCACTTCGCCATATTAGAGTATCCAGCTTTGACGTTGCTATCATGCCGTTGTCGTAGCCAGTGTTCGGTTACGCGGTGCCACCGCACCTTATCAGCGCCGTTACGCGCCATCCGAGATCATATCCTTGATCTCTTCCCAGTGGTCGCCGACCCCGGAAAGCAGTTCGCGGTTGTGGTCCTGCTTATCCTGTGCGGCATCCCATGCTTCCATGTCGATCAGCGGGGTTACAGCATCATTCACCAGATCAACGATGACCTGCGGCTTCAGCGCGTCTAACTCCCACGATGTCTCACCGTACCGCTGCATATAATCCGCAGCCCGGCTGTCAGTGACCTTTGTGGGGTTGGGCGGTGGCCGATAACGTGTAACCTGTTCCATGTTAAGGGCCAAACGGTTCACACCTACAAAATCCTCAGCAAACAGCGAAGCTCGCTCCTGATTATCGCGGGTCATGTCTAAACCTGATGGGTCATGGTCGCCTAAGTGAATAAGCAGGGTTTCCTTACCCTCTGCGATGGCTTGCTGGAATCGCTGCCCCGCTCGCCACGCCTCGGATGCAGACAGGTATCCCTTACACGCCATACGTGGCAGTTTCCACTTCTGGCACGCACGTTCGAGAACATTGCCCAGTGCTTCCTTCTCAACCCAAACCTCAATATAATAAGGCTGGTCGGCCCAGAAATCGGCATGAAATTCGTAAGGAAGATCGTTCAATATCCGCTGCACGCTCTCCTCGACGTAAGGACGATGCGCGGTTCGGTTACGATCTTCAATTGATGTCCAACTGAGTATCCCGGCCTCGCGTGCCTTCGTTATCGTGTTGCCCAGACGCTTGTAACTTCGCTCACTATTCTCGATGGCGTTCAACGATACAAACTGATAATACAATTGACGGAGCGTTAGCGTGTAGCCCTGTTCTGCGTACTCCTGAATGATTGCTTCGGCCTTCTCAATAAGCTCTAACGTGCTTGGTCGGAACTTGTGGTTTTTGTATTGTTTATACATCACTTCAACTCCCGTATCATCACATCGTGTGGGAATACTGGCCGACCAGCCGATATTTCCTCTTGACGTGCGTAAGCGTTAATTTCATCGCAGAGATCGTATAAGCTATGGGATTCGTACTCCCAGTTACCCACAACGATCTCTTTGACCATTTTACCGTTTTGGTGGACCAGCGTGGCAAATTCGCACTTGGCCAACCATTTTGCGTTAGGATGCTTGGACATGGGTACCTCGCTTTAATGCGCGGTAAACACCTTTACCGCAGGTTGGGTCTAAACGAACGGTGCCGGGCAAGGCTAATTCTTTGCCCTCTTTATTCATACCCTTGCGTTTATTGCGTTGGTACCGTTCCCAAGGCAGTCCGACAGTTAGCCGTTGTGCCTCTGCGCGTAAGCGCTTTGCTTTCTTACCGTTCATGCGTTTTCTTTCACCTCTTCTGTTGTTAGTGTTTTAATATAGCCCTGCTCACACTGCACGAGTCGTGAGGCAATAATCCCCGTCATAACAGTTTGTAATAATTCGTGCTGCGCCTTCTGGGGTGTATCGGCAATAGCTGATACTGGTTCGTCCTCGTATTCCACGCCGCAGGACTGGCAAGAGTAAGCCACTACACATGTGCAGAGATACTTTGCAGCGACATCCTGCTTCGCCTCTTCTTTGGCCGCGAAGAAAGTTTTTTCAGCGCGTTGTACGAATGCTTTGAACACTTCGTCGTTAGTGGCGATAGTTAATAGGGCATCGTCCTTACCCTCCATGTCTTGAAGCAACTGCTCAATGACATCTTTGTACTCTTCAGGCACAATGTCCAACGGAACGCTGCGTAATACCTTCAGACTTACATTTATTTTATTCATAGTTTTAATCCTCTTTGGTTGGTTGGAAACTGGATAATATACGTTTGACGAAATTCGTCAAGACTTATTTTCGAGCAGGTCTTCAACAGATACACGAACAATACTATCTTTAAGCTCGCTCGACTGTCTACGCAGCCGATCAGCCTCGCATTGCAGTGCAGCCGCCTCTTTTATCGTGGCCCGGTTTTCTTCGGTATCTGCAATCATGTTATTAAGCGTACGTTTGCGCCGATCTCCGTCGCTGTCTATTACGAAGACCTCTTTCCGATCTTCAGACAACAACGTGGCCTTGACCTCTTCAACGCCACGATACCCGCCCAGATAAAGTAATGGTATCTTGCCCACACGACGTGCTGACTTATCAAGCTCCATTATCTTCTTTTTGAGCGCTTTGAGTGATGGCGCTGAGATATGTAGTCCGCACGCCTCCCATTCGTCGCGTTCTTCGTTATATTCAACTTCATACTTTTCGTTATAGATGTAGGTAGTCGTTTTCATGGTCTTATTCCTTCTCTGGTACGATTATGGTTGGTGAGGACACATACTCAGTCATATTATCACGTCGGCCCTCGATGTCCATGATAACACGTCCGTCACTCGCACGCTGTACGTTGACAGAAACATAATGCGGAGCGAAATTTTTTACCTCGCTTTCCGCCTCGAATTGCTTAAAGGCATTCGTTATTAAAGTAGCGTCGATCATACCTCCCCCTACTTATCGTTTTTCAGTTCGCGCTTAACATAATTGGTAAGCGTATTCGTCAGTTGTACGAACTGTCGCCACTCAGCGGCACTCATTCGTATGGTCTGTTCGTTAATGGCTATCTCGTATCGTTCGTCACTAACTTCGTCCTGTGCTTCGTAGGAGGCAGCCACGACTCCGTTCTTAAATGTTATAGCATCCATAATAATCATCCTTTGTTTTATCGTACGGTTATTCGTTCGATACGACATACTTTACTACGTTCGATTCTATTGTCAATACTTTATTTCGTCCTCCCCTCTATTTTTCGTTCGATACTATGTAATATACGATAAAGGTTTTGAATCTCGCTCTCTATTTCGGTAGCAGGGGGGAGCAAGATGCGTGCCAGTTTCGGGGTGTAGGGGGGTGCAGCGTACGACATAAGGCAAGGGCATAGGGGGCAAGGCAAGAGGCTTTGTTTATTGTACGTTATTTAATTTATGTGATGCAATGCAACAAACATTAAGCGCTATCCAATATGCCCACACATGCGGCACGCGCCACACTCAGCACATGCGCTACATAGCACATAGCTAAGGCCGTTTATATAGTTGCTGTATAGAATTAGTATAGAAGTACGATCATAGCTAAGTGACTGTTTTACAAGTGTTATTTACATATATATAGATTATATAGATTTTATAGATTTTTATCAGTGTCATTTGAACATTTAAGCGAACATTAGAGCGCAAACAAAAATTATCCTTCATCCGAACACTAAGAGCTTATGCAGCGTGTTCGATGTGTCTATATTTCTATATATTCTATATTTCTATTATAAGCTATTGATATATAACAATAATTCAGTTATAGAATACTCTATATCGAACACTATAAAAGCATAGTTACATCGTACAAATAAAAACGCATTATATGCAAATAAACTATTGACATGCTAGAACGTACGTTATATACTAGCTTTATTGAATAACACAAACAAGGGTTTTAACAATGGGTTATATAATACTAGATCAAACAAATGATAAACTACTAAGCACAAAGCGCTTTAATTGGGAATGGGAAGCAAAGCAATGGATTGCAAAGCATAAACCAAACCAAACAGGCATTGCCATAATTGAATTAGGCGACGTTTGCAGCGTAACAAAATAGGAGGCTTAACCATGAATACAATAATCACGATAATCATAATTGCTTGCATAATCATTGTAGGCATGATTGAAGGGCAAGCGTTTGAGGATTGCAAGGCGCAAACGCAAGTTAGTTATGAAACATGCCTTGCAGCACATAATATCAATTAACTACTAATCATATATAAAGGGGTTTATTATGAAACGTAAATTTTCATCACATGCAGAAGTTTGCCACGTTTGGGCGCAACAAAATCAACCATACGGCGAAGCAAGTAATATCTACTTTGACGGCGCAATAGTGTATAGCTATGGCAATCACTACCCGCTAGGCGTTATTGCAAAGAATGACAAAGGCGGCGAACTGGCATTACTGAATAACACAAGTTACAGCGTTAGCACATGCAAACATCAGTCACATGCTTGGCGTGCAACTATGCACTATACGCAAGTCTATTTGCCTACAGAGGTGTTAAAGTGCTTTGAGTATAAGCACATGACACACTTTAAGCGTGACTTAAAAAAGACTATTCAGCAATACTTGCTTGAAACAATCACAACGCAAGCAAAGAGCGCGGCAAAGCGTCGCAAAGCTGAATTGTTACACGATGACATAAACGAGGCTTGCAAGGCATACGATCAAGCAAAAACCGTGTTAGAGTTTTACGGCCTTAAAATGCCCGCTATTGTAGCACGTCGCATAGAAGAGTTGCAGAACGATCACGAAAGCGTCATTGCAAAGCACGCGGCGGACATTAAACGCGAAAACGCTAAACGCGCCAAGGCTGAAAAGAAGCGACAAGCGGAACTTGAGGAAGCGGCAAAGGATGCAATAGAAGCATTCAAGCGCGGCGATAAACTTAACTATGAGCAAACAAACGCGCTATTTAAGGTTAAAAAGGTATATATGCGGCCTGAAAGTGACGGCAACATATACACCACTAAAGGCGCAATCTTTCCTATTGAGCATGGAAAGAAAGCATTTAAGTTTATCCGCCTTGCACGCGAAAACAAAGCGCAATGGATACGCAACGGAAAAAGCATACACTTAGGGCATTATGCAGTTGATAAGATTGCGGCAAATGGTGACGTTACAGCGGGTTGCCACTTCATAGAGTGGCAGGAAGTCGAACGCGTTGCGCGGCAACTAGAAATTTATCCATAAGGGGGAAGCATGAAAGCAATAATAAACTTCACATTGCGCGACGGCTCTAAACACGATTGCATAGAGAAAGCAAAAGAGCATTGCAATGAAATGATGGGCGCGGAGCTTCGCAACTTCGCATTTGACAAAAGCAACTATCAGTTTGTCTATAACATGCTACTTGATATTGTAATCAATAAGAAGCATGACAAGGCAATCTATGAATATGTTGCGTGGCGCGAAGAGCATAACGCGCTAGAACAATACGAACAAGAAGAGGATTAAAACTATGTATTATTGGATTCAAGCACGGGAAGGCCAAGAAGAGCGGCCAGAATATAAAGACGGGTTTTTGCAATGCACATTGAGCGGCAAACGCGCCATTTACACAAACAGGCATGAAGCGAAAAAGAAAGCACGCTTGTTTAATGGTGCAATTGTTCCAGCAACGGAAAACCTAAGCGGAGCGGCAGAACTGCAAGAGCTATGTTTTATAGAGAACATACGCGAAAACCTGAAAGACTTAACTAACAATATGCCTACAGGTTGCAAACCGCATAATCGTTTGATTGAGCTTGCAATAACAGTTGAGGCATACAGCGAACGCATAACGCCGGAAGTGTGGCACAATAAAGCCTATGCGGAGGCAAAGCGCATTAAAACGCTATCAGCCTTTAATATAGAAGGCAAAGCCGGAAAGCGTAAACTAAACCAACACGCAACGGCATATTATTTTGACGATGGTAGCTTGCTAATAATAAGCGACACAAGCCGCCGCATAGACGTTTACAACACAAAAGGCAACGCGCAAGCCGCCTTTGCAATGTTTGGAGGGTAACAACATGAGACACATTAACGCGAACCCAATGGCAAACGCTTTAACGCGTGTGGGCATTCTAGCGCTTGCCGGGTGTATGGCTTGGCTCTTCTATGAGCCTCATTATTTATGGTTGCTTTGTTTGCTATACCTAACAAAACCAACAAAAGAAACACGACTAAGCACTATGCAAGAGTTTGACGCGTTGCACGATAGAATAGACGACTTGCAGAAACAGAGCGTTAAGCACGACTTGAGCGAAGAAACAAAGGACATATTAAAGGCGCTCAATAAAGCAGAATAAACCGCAACAAATAACCCCTTGGACTTAGGCCGCTTTATGCGGCCTTTTCTTTGTCTATCACTTGGCCGCTTGTTTGATCTGCAAGCGGTTTTGTCATGCTCGCACGCAACACAAAGCACGACGGGGCAAAAATCGGCCTTCATATCTGCACGCTGAGAGGCGAAACGCGCCTTTTATATACTAACATAGCCTAGACAATAGAAAGCGCTGAGAGAGGCTTAAAACGCCAGCAATCGCTATGTTGCATAAATATCACGATGTATTAACGAAAGTTAAGCATATTTTGGCTTTTATTAACCAAAATAGCGCTCGATTGAGGTACCTCTGTTTAATGCTTAGGTACCTCTGTTTAATGTTGTGAAGGTACCGCCGCTTATGCAGGTACCTCCGCTCATGTCCGAGGTACCGCCGCTTATGTCCGGCAATTCTGCTACTTCAAAACTTCGCGTATACGATCTATGTTGGGTATTGCCAAAGAATCACCACGGAAGCCGAACTTATCTATGGTTATCTTTTGGTCGATGCGAACTAAGTCACCACGATCAACCATATCATTCACTGTTTCCTTCAACACCTGCGACGACGGCTTGTGGTTGTGTCTGAATGCTTTGTTAGTTGATAGTCTTCGTTGCAGATAAGATCGCGGTATAATGTGTGCTTTGTGCATGTCTTCATTGTTGAAGTAGTCCTTGACATCTGCGTACGACGACTCGTGCCACGCCAAGCACATTCTCATAATTTCACGAACTTTATTGTCATCATGCGTCATATCTCCATAGGTACCCTCGCGAAAACGAGCATATACCCCCAAAGTCATATACCATACCATATTAAAAGCGTAGTGCATATCGGCCAGTGTAATGATAGGGTTATAAAAACTACGCGACACAGCTAAAATGGCCGCTCGTCTAATGGTACGCATACCTACCCTAGTAAACATTTTCTGCGTGATGTGGCTGGGAGAATAATTTTCGATTATCAGCATTTGCTCGTTAATCCAGCGGAAAAATTCGCGTGCCTGATCGTCAAATTTAACGTCAGTAACCAACTTCTTTTCGATGATCTTATGGCATGTGTCGGCCAGCGTAGCAATGGCGCTCACCAACTCTTTTGACGGAGGAACGCGCACCATACCGTCGCGACCTAGTTGCTTCAATCCGTCGTATTCCAGCACATCCATACGAGGCAGCAGACCATCTTCTACAAGCTCTTCCGTCACTGCTGCGTAGAAAGTCTCCGGCGTTGACATACCAATGAGGGATACCCCCGGATTTTCTATCTTCACGATGTTATCTTTTAACTGCGCGTAAGCCTTACACTCCATCACGTTGCCGTAGCCTGACTTGTTGTATAGCTGCAACAATTGCTTACGAAATTCAATCTGCGTGTCGCGTGCGTTGCGGCCTGTCATGCGCTGAAGCGTCAAACCAAATTCATCCATGATAGAGCAAAACGATTTTTGCTGCTCAACATGCTTAATCAGGGCTTGGCCAGACGAGAAGTCCGCAGGGCCACTAAACAGGTCGGCAGACGGGCATTCGCCACTATCTATGACAGCCTTATAAATGCTAGATATACCCGACGAAACCTGCTCTTTGCCGAACCCTGTAGGCATTACCAAAAGCTGAAACAAATTGAGGCCAGTACCATTGACATTGTACGCACATCCTGTCATACCCGCCACCATACCAAAGGCCGAAAGTAAGCTAGACTCGTACATTGGAAGGTACGACGAAGATTGAATGTAGTCAGCGATTTCAGCTACTAACCCCTCTGGCGGACGGCCCGGTGCCTTTACTTCCCACAGGTTATCAATGAAGTCGTGTATCTTGCTTAGGGTCCATGCCTCGCGTTTCTTCTGGCTTCCGATGGTGCCGGAAAACTTACTGAGTTCTTCTTTTATTTCTTCCTTGTGCTGTTCCATGTCTGCTGACATTGCGCTAATATCGACAGGCGGTAGATCGTTGTCAAAGCCTTTGGTAATCATACCTTGGACATAATCTTCGCGTTGTGCTTTATCGCGTTTTCCTAACGCTGACGTGCGGAATAATCTGGCGCATTGTTCTCTGTTTTTAGTGTAGTAGCAAAACATGTTCATCAAGGCTATATCGGCCTCTGATTGTGACCCGTAGTGTTTCTTCCAGTCACCGTTCCATAGGTCTAAAAATTTAGTACCATTGGTTGCTCCGGCGGCTCTGTCGTAGATCGTACGATCATCGTCTGTCTGAGGTAAATCGGTCTTGGCCGCTTGCTCATAATTATTTTGTTGTCTGTCGGCTGATATTCTGTCGAACATCGCCTTCCACTCGCTGTCTTTGTCGGTAATATAATCAACAGGGCCGATGCTATTACCTGTGAACGTGCCAAAACGCTCTTGGGTATACATCTCTATCCAATCTTTACGCGCACCTTTGGCTTTCTGTTTAGTACGTACGATTATATGCACCCCATTGCCGGACGGACTTAGTTCGGTGTAGCTTCCAAACCAGTCAATGATCTCTTGCTGAAGGCGCTCTTTCTCCGGGTCGCCCTTGGTGCCGTCCATATCCAGCAACGCATAATCATCAAGGCTCGAAAACATGAAACCCACACCCGAATAATAGTCCGGGTATGTTTCAAAATTACGAACGCATTGCTCGAAGGTACCCCATGTTGTAGGGTCGGTAACACTGGCTAATTGGCCTGTATTTGGGTTGATCGGCGGCTTTGTCGGCTTCTTACCGTCGCCGCGATCAACATAACGCCAGTTCGTCCAACGATCAATCGTACGAAGATCGCTGGGTATCTGCAATAGTTGATGGTTAGGTACAATTATTTCTGACACAGTAGACCCTCCTGCTCTGCTAAAATGCGAAGACTTGTACGCACGATCTCCGTAATCGGAAGCTGCCTACCAGCGCGGCGTGAAAGCACGTACTGAAGCTCCGTTACAATGCGGTTGTCCTCTTCATTCAGCACAACAGGAATACGGCGGTTTACATTCGGTTTAGATTCGCTATTATCACTCATTCTGATACTCCATTTGTGTTGGGCGGCAAAAACTAACATACGCTGCAAAAATTATTTCGTCAATGACGAAATTAGTCATTGACATAAAAAATATCTGAGCGTATTGTTGGATTCATCAACCAACGAAGGATTAGCACTATGGACGGACAGACAATATCTAACAACATGGAACTGGTAAACAACTGGTGGGCCGCAGACCGCAAACTAGCTGACGCTAAAAAAGAAGAGTCGAAGCTGCGTAAAGAGGTAAAACAAAAATGTTTTTCTGAAGCGCCCGTCGGTACCCACAATGTTCAATTAGGTGGCGGCTATAAGTTCAAGGCTGAGATAAAACAATCCACTTCGCTTACTAAAGAAGCCAAAGAAAACAATGGCGCAGCTATACAGCAGCTTGTGCAGCAAAACCCTGCGTTGGCTACCCTGTTCACATACGAGCCAAAGATGTCTATGGCCGCGTATAAGAACCTAACCCCTGAACTGAAAGCAGTGCTTGCGCCGTTTATCGAAGTTAAAGACAGCACGCCTTCGTTCTCAATGATAGAACCAAAGGAATAGAGCCATGCCAGACCGTATCCGTATCATAGGTGATATAATCGAATGCGATTATCAGCCCGTTGCCAAAATTCTAATCGGAACCAGCACGTTACGTGATCGCCTAGAAGAGTTCCTTAATGACGCACAATTAGGCGAATCGCTAGAAGAGGCGTTCGCTCGCGGCATGAAGGAAGGACGCGAAGACGGTTACGCAGACGGCTACAGAGAAGGAAAAGACGAAAATGCAGATTAACCCCCAACCACTTGGCAGTGTTGCCACCGCATCTGGTGTTAAAGCTGTAATTTATGGGCCTCCGGGTTCGGGCAAAACTCCGATGCTTGCTACGCTTCCCGCTGGAACTGTAGTTTGCATTACAGAACCGGGAACATTATCGCTTCGCGGTATGAACACTGAGGTTGTTGGGGTAGAATGTTATGATCGTGACAGCATAGAAGCATTTTTCAACTGGGTGCAGAACGACCCTGTAGGTAAGCAGTACCACACGATATGCGTTGATAGTGTGAGTCAGATGGCAGAGCTATACCTCGATTACTGGTTGCTCGGACCTAACAAGAAAAAAGATGGTCGCGCAGCCTACGGGAAGATGTCTGAAGAGATGATGCGCCACTTAAATTATCTGTTCTTTGTTCGCAACCGCAATTGCGTGCTGCTGGCTAAACAAGGCTACGTTGAGCAAGGCGGCGTTAAAAAACGATGTCCGTTCTTTCCGGGCCAAGACCTGAATGTTAAGGTACCACACCTTTTCGACCAAATACTCCACCTTGATACCCACAATGTTCCGGGGCAAGGTGCTGTATCTGCGCTTCACTGCAAGCCGTCGTATGACTCGCTTGGACGTGATCGCAGTGGTAAGTTAGCCGAATATGAGCCGTCTAACCTATCGAGTATCTTTAACAAGATACTTTCGTAACTTTAACCAACCAACCAACTAAAGAGGTACTATTATGGAACTTTTTGACGCAACCCAGTACGAACCCGATGTAGGACTGGACCCCGTACCAGCGGACACTTACTCTGTACGTGTAGCTGATACAGAAAAGAAAGAGAATGGCAACAGCGGCGACAAAGGCCACCGCTTGTCTGTCACTTACGAGATTATGCAAGGCACGTATGCCGGGCGTAAGATTGTTATTGGATACAACATCTGGGGAACCAGTGCAGAGAACGTGCGTATTTCTAATTCGCAACTTACATCTGTCTGCTTCGTAACAGGCGTATTCAAACTCGAAATGCCGAGCGGCGACCCGCGTAACGCAGCAGCAAATCTGCGTGGTGCTACCCTACAGATCAAAGTAACCAACGACGGTAAATACAATAATCAGTCAATGGTTTATGATGCAGCAGGTAATCCACCGCAGAAAGGTGGCGGAGGCGTTGCGGCTCCGGCTCCTGCGGCCACCCCAGCAGCAGTTGCAGCACCAACCGCTCCGGCAGCACCCGCGCCAGCAGCGGCGGCTCCGGCACCAGCGGCACCTACCGCCGCTTATGCGCCGCCAGCCGCACCAGTAGCACCCGCTCCTGCCGCTGCTGCGCCAACTGCACCAGCCCCGGCTGCTCCGGCTCCTGCCGCAGCACCAGCGGCAGCGCAAGAGGCATGGAACCAAGCCCCGGCTGCACCTGCACCGAGCTGGAACCAAGCGCCACCCCCTGCTGCTCAATAATGAGCGGTAAGGATACCAAGTGCCGGGAGGGGTCAAATCCTCCCGGTACCACCGCTCATGGCATGGGGAACACCGATAGAGATAGAACGCCGCCGCAGGATACTCCTAGCAGTGTGGGCGTACGCCTACGAGATCGAGAACGACAGTCTGGTGCAGGACAGCCGATTCGATGCCGAGGCACTAGCCGTCGATACATCCATAAAAACGGGTAATCGTAAGCTCGACAACTGGTTCAAAAAGCATTTTCAGCCGGACACAGGTATGTGGATACACAACCATCCTGAGAAGCACAAAATTGCTCACATATATAAACAGATTAAGGAACGCCGGACAATGCAAGAAACTATATTTGAGATACAGAAAAAAGGCGACCTGACTCCCAAAGAAAAAGGCGATCTAGCCAATAAAATAATGGCCGATATTGATCGCGTGTGCATAGAGATGTACGATGACGGCCACCGTAAACACTTAGGCGCGTCTATCATAGGTGATAGCTGCAAACGCAAGCTATGGTATGGATTCAAATGGGTTAAGAAGATCACGCACGACCCCCGTATGTATCGCCTGTGGAATCGCGGACACAAAGAAGAACTGCGATTCATAGAGTGGTTGACCAAGGCCGGTTTAGTCGTAACCGAAATCGACCCGGCAACAGGTAAACAGTACAGATTCAAGGATGTCGGCGGACACTTCGGCGGCTCTATGGATGGAATTGTAGAATTTCCCGAAGGATACAGCCCTATACCCCGGATGCTGTTGGAGTTCAAAACCAGTGGGCAAAAGTATTTTAAGAAGCTAACAGAAGAGGGTGTTGAATTAAACAAGGAACAACACTACGCTCAAATGTGTACTTATGGCAAACGTTATAACCTAGAATATGCCCTGTACCTATCGGTGAACAAAGACACGGATGAAATATACCCAGAGATAGTTTGGCTCGATTGGAATATGGCTGATAAGATGACGGAAAAAGCCACAGAGATAATCGGAAGTTTCTACCCTCCTAAGAAGCTATCGGAAGACCCGTCCTATTGGAAGTGTCGTTTCTGTGATTTTGCAGGTGTGTGCCACAACGGTATGCCGTACGATAAAAACTGCCGTTCATGCCTATACTCGATACCTGTTGACAACGGACAATGGATGTGCAATGTTCATAAGCAAGTATTGGATGAACAAACAATCGAACAAGGATGTGGACAATGGACAGCAGCAAAGTCGTAAGATTGAACACTACATCGAACAATCTACTGGCAACCTTGGAAGACTTAACCGAACGAGTTAAACAAGGCGATATTGACGGGTTCGCTGTAGCAGCAGTTACGAAAGATGGACATGTCCTAACAGGCTCTTGTTACGACGACCAGATATATACATTGCTAGGTGCTGTCGTTGATTTACGCCGAACTATAGAGGATGACATAGAGCGATGAAACTTAACCACCAACAAACAAGGAGCATGAAATGAACGAACTACGGAATGAACTACAGAAGGCTGGCTTCGACACAGTTGATTTAACTGCACCAACAGAGAAGCGAGCCGGAGCCGTATGGGATTGTAAAATAGGGGTACTACCAGAAACCGTCGTTAATCTTCCGGGCGGCGCAGACGCGCCAATGCGCGATGCTATAGCAAAAGCATTCAAAGATATAACAGGTGAAAATTGTGAATTTATATTCAGCGGTTGGGGCGGCAAACTAACCAAGTACGAAGAGAAAATTGTTAGAGGTGAGGATTAGCCGTGCAACTACGCGACTATCAGCAAGAGGCGGTAGATTCTACCTTGAATTACCTGTCTGTGGCAAAGGGGAACCCTGTCATTGCGATGCCCACAGGTACAGGCAAGTCGTTGGTGATCGCTGGTTTCATCAAGCAGATGATGCACATGTGGCCGACGCGTCGTGCAATAATGCTGACCCATGTAAAGGAATTAGTTGAGCAGAATGCCGCCAAACTTGAACGTATGGCACCAGAAATACCCTTGGGGGTATACTCGGCAGGGCTGAAGCGTCGTGACACTCACATGAGCGTTATATTTGGTTCTGCGGCCAGCGTGCGTAATTGTGTCGAGGCATTTGGTCATCGCGACATTCTGTTTATTGACGAATGCCACCTACTGTCGCCACGCAGCGCCAGCACCTACCAGAGCATCATAGCTGAATTAAAAGAGGTAAATCCGTATCTGCGCGTGGTCGGGTTATCGGCTACCCCCTTCAGGCTGGGGCAAGGAATGCTTACCGATGATGGCCTGTTCACAGATATTTGCTGTGATATGACAGGTGTTGAGGCGTTTAACAGATTTATCACCGAAGGTTATCTCGCACCGCTCGTGCCGCGTCGTACGAAAACAGAGCTTGATGTGTCCGCCGTCACCACTTCCAACGGCGATTTTGCAAAGGGCGCTCTTCAGGCAGCAGTCAACAAAAAAGATGTCACACAACGCGCACTGGAAGAGATGTGTACGCACGCAGCAGACAGGCAGAGTTGGTTGATATTTGCTTCAGGTAACGAACATGCTGAGGACGTAGCTGAGATGTTAAACAGTTTCGGCGTAGCGTCTGCGGCTGTGCATTCTGGTATGCCAAACAAAGAACGAGATCGACGAATCGCAATGTATAAAGAGGGAGAATTACGATGTGTGGTCAACAACAACATTTTGACAACTGGCTTCGATCATCCACCGCTCGACTTCATCGGCATGTTGCGACCAACAATGTCACCGGGGCTATGGGTGCAGATGCTTGGGAGGGGTACGAGGCCGTCGCCAGAGACAGGCAAGCAAGACTGTCTAGTGCTGGATTTCGCCGGGAATACGAAGCGACTTGGCCCGATCAACGACCCTGTGATACCACGGAAGAAAGGCAAAGGCGGCGGAGACGCGCCCGTGAAGATATGCGAATCATGCGGCACATACAACCATACTAAGGTACGATTCTGCACATTCTGTGGGGAAGAGTTTGAGTTTGCCACCAAGATTGTTACGCAAGCCAGCACGCAAGAGCTAGTCCGTGAAAACACACCTGTAATTGAGAAATTCAAAGTAGATCAGGTGTTTTATTATCCGCACAACAAAGTCGGCAGTCCACCTCAGATACGCGTATCATACCAGTGTGAAAACGGATTGCACTTGTTCAACGAATTTGTCCAACTAGAGCTTACTAACTTTAGGGGCAAATGGTCGCGTGACTGGTGGCGTAAACGCTTCCCCGGAGACTATGTTCCGAAGACTACAGAAGAGGCTTTACACGCAATCACGCAATTGAAGGTACCGCACACTATCAGTGTGCATGTTAATCGACCACACCCAGAGATAAAAGGATATGAGTTCTATGGCTAAAAAGAAAGAAAAACCAAAGCTGTTATCTGCCCTCGAATTTGTGAAAATGGGGCAGGAAGACAGCGGACCCGCGTATAAAACACACGTCAAATTGTGTAATGGAACAGTGACAGCTAACGATGGTATCATAACCGCTGGTCATCTTATTGAAGATCAACTAGATACAGTTGCCCACACTGGTACGCTCGTCAAAGCGCTGAAGCGTTGCTCTTCGCCGTTGTCGATTCTGGTGAACCAAAACCAGAGTTTGACAATACGCTCAAACAAGTTTGAAGCGAAGATACCCTGCTTGGGTACGGCTGAGATTCCGGTGCTTTGGCCCGACCCTATGGTTGGGCATCTCGATCAGCGGTTTCTTGACGCTGCTAAAGCAGTGCTTCCGATCACCAATACAAAGGCAGAACGCTTGATCGCCAGTTCAATATTGGTCAATGGCGGAAGCGTTGCAGCCACGGATAATGCTGTGCTGGTTGAGTATTGGCACGGTATTGATATGCCCAAGGGTTTAATGGTTCCCTGCAAGTTCTTTGACGCGCTACAGAAGATAGAGAACAGAGCTAGAATTGACAAGATTTCCAAAGAGTTAGTCGGATTTGGTTTCTCAACTGGTTCGTTCACTGTGTATTATTCGGACAGTAGTTGGGTCAAGACCCAACTATACAACGAAAAGTATCCTGACATTGCTAAGATACTCGATCAAGAGTTGTCGCTGGCACCTATCCCCGATGGATTTTTTGAGGCGGTAGAAGCCCTGTCAGATTTCCCAGAGGATAAGAAGTTGCGACTGCGGCTCGGTAGAATGCAAACGCATCCGACAAAGCTACAGGGCGCAAACTATGACGTACCGGGCCTTATGGCAATACAAACAATACGTATCAAACACTTAGAGATCATGTCCAAGTTGGCAGAGTATATGGATGCACATAGCAGTGATCGAGCGATATTTTTCTCTGGTGCTAACATGCGCGGCTGTGTGTCGAAGATCATGGAAGGCGTACCCGACGACGAACAACCAAAAGATGACGACATACCATTTTAGGACAGCAATATGTTATTTGATGAAGAAGATTTCTCCAAACTACGCAAAAATACGGCTTTGCGCGTACCGCCACCGCCGCCCGATAACGGATGGCGACCACCGACCTCGTTCCCAAATCTGTCGTCAGCAGTATCGCTGTCAATAGATACCGAGACAAAAGAGCCTGACTTCGATCACGGCCCCGGCTGGGGTCGTGGAAAAGGCCACATGGTAGGATTTTCTGTTGGTGCAATTGACGCGCACGGCAATAGAGGCGCTTGGTACTTCCCATTACGCCACGAGTTTCAGCCCGAATATAACCTAGACCCCAACACATGCCTCGCATGGTTGAAGACGGTAATGGAAACACCGCACATACCAAAAGTAGGTGCCAACCTTATTTACGATATGGGTTGGTTAATGACAGCAAACATAAGGCTTCAGGGCGAGTTGCACGACGTACAGTTTGCCGAGGCGCTACTGAAAGAAGATGGCAAAGTTGGGTTAGAATATCTCGGACAAAAATACTGCGGCATGGGCAAGGAAAGCGACGAGATGTACCAATGGCTTGCGGACGCTTACGGCGGTGATGCAAACGGCAAGCAACGAGCAAATATCTATCGAGCATCGCCGCTCACTGTGGGCATGTACGGCGAGAGTGACGCTGATTTACCGCTGCGTGTATTAGAGAAGCAATTTCCTGCGCTGCACCAGATGGGGCTATATGATGTGTACCGAATGGAATGCGATATGATACCGTTAATGGTTGATATGCGCTATACAGGCGTACGTATTGACATGCCTAAAGCAGAAAAACTCTATCACGATCTCGGACCGATAATCGACACAAAGAACCAACAACTGAAAGACCTGACAGGCGTATGGGCTAACGTTAATTCCAGCCATGATCTCGCTAAAGTATTTGACGCGGTTGGTATAGGGTATAACAGAACAAAGGCAGGAAACCCCAGCTTTCGCAAAGAGTTCCTACAGAGTGTTGAACACCCTGTCGCCGAGATGATTCGCGACATACGCGAGCATATCAAGATACGAGAAACGTTCATCAAATCTTATCTGTTAGAGAAGAGTATTTATGGGCGGGTGCATGGTCAGTTTCATCCGCTACGCGGAGACGCAGGGGGTACTCGATCAGGACGTTTTGCATCATCCCACCCGAATTTACAGAATATCCCTGTCAGAACAGAGTTAGGCAAGCGTATACGTACGCTGTTTGTACCTGACGACGGCCATCTCTGCTGGGAACAAGACGATTACTCGCAGATCGAATATCGAATGTTAGCGCACTTCGCGACTGGCCCCGGCTCAGACGAACTACGCGCTGAATACAACGCAAATCCACGCACCGATTACCACGACAATACATACTATCGACTATGCCCGTTTATGGGCTGGGCTGAGGATGACGACGCTACGCGTAAGAAGTTCCGCAAGCCTGTAAAAAACATTAACTTCGGCTTGTTGTACGGTATGGGAAAAGCAAAACTGGGTCGATCAATAATGGAATACTTCAAAGGTAATCTATCGCAGAAAGACATCGACGCGCTTTTCGACGCATACCACAACGCAAATCCGTACGTAAAAGATACGATGGACTCGGTGGCCGGGTTCGCGCAGAACAACGGGTATATTGAGACTATATTAAATCGTAGAAGTTGGTTCGAGAAATGGGAACCTGCCGACGTAGATTACCAGAACAGAGCGATGCCAGTTCGTTACGAAGACGCTATTGGACGTTGGGGGTACAAAATACAACGAGCGCACACGCACAAGGCCATCAACCGAAAATTACAGGGCAGTGCAGCAGACGCTATCAAGAAAGGAATGCACGCGTGCTATAAGGCTGGTGTGTTCGATGTTATTGGTGTGCCTAAACTACAAGTACACGATGAACTCGACTTCAGCGTTCCTGACGATAGCCCACAGATGCGCGAAGGCTTCGCTGAGATGCGTCGATTGCTTGCAGAATCGTTAGATGTGAGTGTACCGATCTTGGTCGATTCTGAGCGCGGACCAAACTGGGGCGACGTAGAATAGTATTAGGCGGTTGGCGCACCCGGCAGGAGGTAGTGTGTAGCAATACGAACATCACCACCAGTGAAATTACTGCCGTTGGCCGTCAGGGTAATGTTCATCGGAGAATAAATAGCTGTTGGCCCGATCACACCGACGTTGGTTCCACCAGCAGATATGCTCAGTGAGCCGCCAAACCGATCTACTGTTGAACCGTCACCAGCGTCGTACGAAGTAGCGCCTGTGATTGCTACGACTGTGCGCGTAGATACACCAAGCACGATAGCGCGTGATGGTATCTGTAGCGTAGAAACGACAGAGGCACCGCTCAGGCCGCTCAAAAGCTCTTCCTCGGTATACACGTCCATAAATGCGCCGTTTGGTGTCTCAGCGGCTCTTAAAACGGTTCCTACCGCACTAGCAGGTTCTTGGACCCATGCAGACCCAGACCAGCGGTAATATAATGATTCGTCTGATACGTAGACACGCATCCCGACAGGCGGCACATAAAAGTACCAAGCCCCGCTATTATACGATACAAAATTCAAGTCTTTACCAGCCCATGCACCTGTAGCGCTTGAGCCAACAATGTAGCCGTCACCTTCGCTCGGAGAACCCGGAGGTGCGGTAAGGTCTTTATCCAACGCAACCGCATTGACCAGCGCATCAAATCCATTGATGGCCTGATTGTGGGTAACATGCTTCTGCGACTGGGAAGCCGCTATCTCTGGTAATCCGTAACGTGGTGTTGTCATTAGTTTGAACTCCTAATTCCGTGTGTGCCTACATTGGCTATTCCGTATCCGCCGAAATCAGACCCGTATTGCTCTATAGATACCTTTAGTTGCGTCTGAAGTCCACCAAAATCTGTTGTTTGGTCGGCTGCGGCGTAAGTATAGGTGCTTGCTTCCTGCTCTATCGTACGGAGAACTGTGCTTCCGTCCATGATCTGTATTCTGTACTGCTCGAACTCTTCGTTTAGCGGTATGTCTTCAACGTTCCAAGAATCGCCCTGATAACGTGTACGACGCTTCCAGTTGATTGTTAATGCGCCGTCGCTTTCACGATGCAAATAAACGTCAGCAGGTGAGTATGGGCGCAGACCGACCATCTTCATTTGCCGCGTGCCGCTTTGATACGATGCGTCAGTTTGTGCGTAACGCGCTGGACCCCAGCGATAATTGATCTCTTCGGTAACGAGTTCTTTTGTTACGGCCAAGGCTGACAACTGCGCTGGTTCTAATAACACAACAACACTGCCCGTCGGTACCGGGTCGCGCATGGCATGTTCACTGCCGAGAGCGCCGCGAATAAGGTCTGTTACTTCATATTTGTTGGTAGCAACAAGCGTGGCCGTGGCAAACTGTATGATTTCCCATTCGTCGTCACCGTTCCACACAGCCAGCGCAACAGCGCGTTCGAGCGCTGTCACTTCGTCCGTCGAACTGATAGCACCATAATCAAATTCTACAATCAGGGTATTACCTCGATCATAGGTGTTCACCGGGCCACTATATAGCGGGGATACCAGCCGCCCCATAGCGTTCCGAACTTCGTGCTTGGTCGAGAAAACGTAGCTACTATCGGAGGATTGACGATAGATGTCAACGGCTCCCGGCCACGGGTTCGATTGCGCGGCTATGCGTGGCGACCACGGCAAATCCTCGCCCCCGGTGAACAACGGTATGTCCAAAAATTCGACCTGTACGCTACCGAATAAATCTCCAATCGGCGGTATCTTCTCTGTCTCAGGCGAGGACGGCAGAGTGAACATGCCGATGTCGAATGTGTTGAACTCTATGTCTAGTATTTCGCCTATGTTGATCTGCGTCAGGCGTACGTCTTTTGTGCGGTTGCCCACAGTTATTGCCAGCGCATCGCCGGGTTCTAGGCGTAGCATCTCCGGCCCAAGTCGCATGGTTCCGCTCTCGCGCTCAATCCACGCTTGCTGCACAATACTGTCGGCCAGTGATCGTGCGTAACTGATCGGCAATATCAATGGCAGATCGACCTCTTCGATATTCTGCGAATAACCCTTCGATGTCTTACCGTCAACACAGGCGTTCTGGTGGTCATTCTTTTCATCAACAAACTTGACTTTAACACTTGTGGGTAATTCAGTTTCTTGCCCTCGCTTCAGCGTAACACCAACAGGGTCATCTTCATTTACAACGTAGTCTGCATCGCTCACTGTTACGCGTTTGGTGTTGATGCGAAGTAAGAACTTGATCTTGCCCTCGCTTTCAAACGCGTCGAATTGGTATGCTTTCATAAGCGTGCGAATGATCTCACGCACTGTACTCGTGCTATCTACGAGGTACCCGCGTACAAGAGCGCCGGGTCCATATAGGCCGGATACGTCATATTGGTCGGAGGTCAGGCCAGCCATTTCGCAAAGCAACGCGACGAGACGCGGCAACGGTATCGCTTCGATACGACCAGTCAGCCAGTGGCCGAAGTACCATAGATCGCCGTCAGACCACACGTTTGTACGAGCCGGGTAATCAGGGAATGGTCGAGCATCCCATGTCCATATAAACATGTTGTCGGTACTGGTGAGCGGGGTACCGCCGTTCATTATAGGGTTATCGCCCCAGTATTCTAAGAACGTCTCGACGTACACGCGTTGAATGAAATCATCGCGCAATCCTGTGCCCT